GCAAGTTATATGTGCAGATTAATGGAGCATATATGGCATTGGATGAGGTGTCAGAACCATTAAGCAGAGAGATGAATGAGAAGTTACAGGAAGATGTATCAGAATTAGAGAATGAATGTGATACAATGCTGTCTTTTTATTTGGGGCAGCAGAAACAGGAAAAAAAGGCGAAGACACCCAGTAAAAAGAAGTGATTATGTATATTGTGATATTTGTGGAAAGCTCATAGATCGAACTGGAAAAGACTATAGAATCAGACAAGTTAAAGAACGGACCATTTATTATTGCAATACAGAACATTACTTGATAGATATGGTATAGATTACTACAAAAATGTCTACAAAGGGGATTGTATATGACTGTAAATGGGAGTGAACGAGATTGTGAGCGTTGCCGATTTCACGATTATTTGGGAAAGAATCAGGCAGGATATGCACTATATGGTTGTAAATTGCAAGAAGGGTGTTGTAAGAATACGGCAGCAGAGAAAAGTTGCACCGGTACAACAGATAGTAAAACGATATAAGAAAATAACAAAGGACATCTGCATGGAAAAATTGGCACCGCAGATGTCCAAAACCGAACATATGTATTATAGCATGAAAGAATGAACAATACAATATGGGAGGATATGAATGGAAGAAATACAGAACATATTGCAGCAGTTGAATGACTTGAAACAAGAATATGAAGATAGGGAACAGTCTGTATATCGGTTAGAAGAATATATTGCAAAGTTAGAAGAAGAGGGATATACGCAGATAGATAGTGTAAGTGGTGGAAATGGCGGAAAACAACACTACAAGATAGAAGGGTATCCATATCCACTGTACACAAAGAAGAAATCACAGTTATTAGAGAGAAAGTTAAGATTGGAGAAGTTGAAAGAGAAAATCGGGCAGCAGATAAACCTTGCAGAAGAATATATCTGTATGGTTGATAACAGTCGAATACGAAGGTTACTTACATACAGATATGTAGAAGGATTATCATGGGAGAGCGTAGCTGATAAAATGAGTGATGGAAGTACAGGGAAAAGTTGTCAGAAAGCAGTAGAACGACATTTGAAAAAAATTTATAGAAATTTTTAAAATGTCGCACATGTCGCAAATAAGTGTGATAATATTTAAACTGAGGAAAGAAGCAAGGGCAGGGAATATGGTTCTTTCTGATGGTTTTCATAAATTCATATTTCATAAGAATCCTAAATGTGAAAAGACGCTGTTGCGAAAGCAATGGCGTTTTTTGTATTTTGCATACAAAAACATGAATGAGAGGTGGTGATGGTGAATGCGAGAGCACCCAATTATGAATTAGCAGAAAATGATTATATGCTTGGAATGAAGTATAAAGAAATAGCAGATAAATATCAGGTATCTATCAATACAGTTAAGAGCTGGAAGAAGCGTTATAACTGGCAAAAAGAAGGGGATTCGACATCGAAGAAAAAGGTTGCACACAAAAATGCACACAAAAGTGCAAAAGGTTGCACACAAAAAAATGATGTCAGAATAGAACAGAATGAAACGGCAGCAGTCGAAGAAGCGATAGAATATGAACAGGCAGGAATGACAGAAAAACAGTGGCTTTTTTGCATCTACTATGTGCGATATCGAAATAAAGTGAAAGCATATCAGAAAGCGTATCAATGCAGTTATGAAAATGCTTGCGCACATGCAACCACATTGTGGAAAAATGTGGAAATTCAAAAAATGATACAAAAACTGCTAGCAGAGTATAGAGATAACCTGAATTTAGATATAAAAGATATATTTCAGATGTATATAGATATTGCAATTGATGAAGAAGGCGTAAGTCCAAAGGATAGGATGCGGGCAATGGATTGGTTAAGCAGTCATATATCAGATACAGAAGAACAGGAAAAGAAGGAAAAACTAACCAACATAGCAGATATTCTGTCACAGATGAATGATATAAAGGATGGGGACATTGATGAATAGTCTTATTCAGTTATCAGACAAATTCAAAGATTTTTTACGTATAAAAGCAGACAGAGAATATCTGGAAGGAACAACGGCAGCAGGTAAAACGACCGTTGGGATTTTGAAATTCATGCTAATGGTAGCAGATTCAGATATGCGATACCATGTAATTGCCGGCTCAGACTTAGGAACAGTTGAGAAAAATGTAATCAATTCAGAACGGGGATTGATTCGGCAATTTGAAGGATTGACAGAATACTATCCCAAAGGGCATCGTAAAATTAGTTTACCGCATATTGCATATGATACTCCAAATGGAGAAAAAATTATCTATGTATGTGGATATGATAATAAAGCAAGGTGGAAAAAGGTATTAGGATCACAGTCCGGATGTGTATATATTGACGAAGTGAATACAGCAGATATGGAATTTATGCGAGAAATAACACATAGATGCAAGTATATGATGACAACAAGTAATCCGGATGCACCGGATATGCCGGTATACAAAGAATTTATCAATCGCAGCAGACCATTGAAACGGTATTTAAAAGACTATCCGGACGAGTTGCTTGCAGAGTTAAAAGAAGAACCAGTCAAAGGTTGGGTACATTGGTATTTTACATTTTATGACAATGCTTCTTTAACACAGGAAGATATTCAGAGAAAGATAGATGCTGTTCCAAAGGGAACGAAGATGTTCAAAAACAAAATACAGGGGTTACGAGGCAAGGCAACAGGCCTTGTCTTTTGTAATTTCAACAAGAAACATCATGTTATCTCAAAAGAAGAAGCCAAAAAATACATAAGGGATAAGAAGAATGGATTGCAGGAAGAGTATTTTGAAATCTTTACAAGCGGATTAGATACTGCATATTCATCAAACAGTCCGGATACGATTTCAATGAGTTTCTTAGGAATTACAAATCGGGGAAAATGTATTGTGTTGGCTGAACGTGTTTACAATAATGCAGAATTGGATGTACCGATTGCACCTTCAGACACAGTAGTTAATTATGTACAATTCTTAGAACGCAATCGAAAAGAATGGGGAATGGCAAGAAATACATTCATAGATTCAGCAGATCAGGCAACCATCACAGAGTTTGCAAAGTATAAGAGAAACAATCCGGTATGCCTGTATATATTCAACAATGCATACAAGAAAGTGCAGATTATAGACAGAATTATGCTGCAGCTAGGATGGATGGCATATGACAGGGAGCGTGGAAAGAATCCTGTATTTCTGATTGTAGATACTTGCGAGAATTATATGCGTGAGTTAGATACATATAGTTGGTTAGAAGATAAGGATCAACAGCCGGAGGATGCAAACGATCACATGATTAACAGCGTACAATATGGCTGGATACCGTATAGAAACAAGATAGGAGTATAGATGAGGGTAATTGACAATATGGCAGAAAAAGTAAGAAGAAGTATCAGAACGTTCCTGAGAATAGAGCCAGCACAAAAAGGATATTTTCAGATTCAGGAAACGCTGGATTATGATAGCAATGCATTAAAGAACAGAATCTGGTATCGGGGAGACAGTGACGAACTGGAGCAATTGTATAAGACGATGCCGGGGAGTGCGAATCAGTCAAGGTTCTGGGCAGCAGTGCCAACACCGGGAAGAGAGATTCGCAAAATACATACAGGTTTGCCAAGTATGATTGTGGATATAATGGCAGCAATTGTAATGGCAGATATGAATGAGATTAAAGTATCTGATGAGAAATCGGATATATGGAAGAAAATTTGTAAAGACAATGAAATCTACGATATGCTCAAGCAGGCAGTAACAGATACGCTGGTAATTGGAGACGGAGCATTTAAAATCAGTTTCGATTCGGAAATTAGTAAATATCCCATTGTAGAATTTATTTCCGGAGAAAATATAGACATTGTATACACAAGGGGAAGAGTTAAAGAAATAGTATTCCGAACAGAGTGCAGACATCAATATAAGTCATATGTATTAGAAGAACGATACGGACGTGGCTATGTGATGTCTGCACTTTTTTGTGGAGGAAAAACGGTACCATTGCGGAGTATTCCACAGACAGAGAATCTGGAAGAGAAGATTACATTTAGCAGTTCCTTTATGTTAGCAATTCCATTTAAGATATACCATTCAAACAAATGGAAAGGGCGTGGCAAGTCAATCTATGACACCAAAGCAGACAACTTTGATGCATTGGATGAAGCATGGAGTCAGTGGATGGACGCATTGAGAAAAGGAAGGGCAAAGGAATACATTCCGTTGGATGTATTACCAAGAAATCCACAGACAGGAGAGGTATTAAGACCGAACCCGTTTGACAATGCGTACATTGAACAGGAGGCAAGTCTTTCCGAAGGAACAAACAGTGAGATTAAGGTTGTTCAGCCTGCAATCCCACATGAAAGTTATCTTGCAACCTATATTACAGCATTGGACTTGTGCTTACAGGGAATTATCAGTCCTTCAACGTTAGGAATTGACACGAAGAAGCTAGATAATGCCGAAGCACAAC